GGACGTCAAAAGTTCACTCAAGCAGATGGACGCGTGGATCGTTTCAACAAAAAATACGGTCTCAAATAATCAACCGCATCACTTGTATACGGTCAAACGAAAACAACTTCGATTCGGAGTTGTTTTTTTGTTTCTTTTATTTTTTCAAGCTTTAATTTTTTTATAGCTTATAATAGTCCCAATTCTTATTTCTACTTCTACTTTCGTTACAATTCCTCTATAAAGCAAAAAAACCTACTAACCAAGCTTGACGCTTGATTAATAGGTTTTTTATAAAATCATTATTTAACGGCTTCTTTAAGAGCCGACAATATTTCATAAGTATATAATAGAATGAAACCTTATAAAATAAGCATAAATAAGAAATAAACTACATATATTTTTTACCATAAAAATACAAAAGTTTTCACCTTTTGCCCCTTTTTTGCCCCTCACCTCTCTCCATCTCATGCATCTGCAATGAATGCAACACAAGATCACGATATTTCCAGCTCATTACTAGGTAGTCTAACAACTCTTTATCTTCCACTTTGAAGTCCAATAAAATCAGTAGTTTTACCGTGTACTCATTTTTCAAAATCGGAACATTATAAGTCACATCCACCCAATGCTCAAAACCTAAATCAGTCTGCTCTATGCTCGCAAGTTCAATATTTAAAATGTTCATTTTTATTCCTCCTACTTATATATTCGGAGAAAAATAAAAAAAGTAGTGAAAAAATCACTGTTTTTTTCTACTTTCAGAAAAATAACTTGGATTTTAAATCCAACCTTTCAGAGCAAACAAAAAAACCGCCAGCAAACGCTAGCGGTAAGTGTAATTAAATTTTGAATCTTTCTATTATTTAGTTGTAATCAAGCCATCTGGTTCAATCGTAAACTCTGGTTTGTCTGCCAATCTACCATCAGGAAGTAGCAAGTACCAACCATCATTATATTTAACAAAGCAATCTGATTTCATATCGCCATTTTGAGCATCCAGGTAATACCACTTATCGTAGTATTTAACCCAGCCAGTCTGCATAGCTCCATCACGGTTGAAATAATACCATTTTTCATTGATTTTCTTCCAGCTTGTAGCCATGTATCCGTCTTTGTCAAAATAGTACCATTGGCCATCTGTGTGATGCAGCCATTGATTTGCGTACATATAGCCATTATCATTGAAATAGAACCAGTTGCCGTCTACTGCTTCAAATTTTGAAGTAGGGTAAGAGCCATCTTTACGACTCCACCACCAACCAGTGTCATCATGTTTCCAGCCAGTCTGGTCTTCCTGTGGAGGTACGATATATCCTACAATCGAATTTACTGAACGTTCATAGTAACGACAAGGTCCACCGACATCGAGATAGTCCCAGTTGCCGTCGATGTTCTGCTCAATCGTCTTGATTGTAGAACCATCGGAATCCTCGTAAACAAGGCCAGTATGACCGTAGTTCACACCATCGCCTGCTACAAAGTTCTTGACGAAGAACCAACCAGCTTTTGGATATTGAGCGCCATAAACCACTTGCAGTCCTGCTGCTTCTGCTGAACGTAGCAAGTCAATAGCGTTTCCCCAAAGACGTGCACCAAAGAATTTATAAACGCCCATACACGTTAAATCTGCGCATTGATAACCGTACATTCCGTCATAATCGACACCAGCACCAGCGTCTGCTTTTTCAATAAAGAATTGGACCATTTCATTAATTTTACTCATTTATTCTCCTTTTTCAAATTATGGTAAGGTAGTAGGCCACGGCTCACTAGTCAAGTAAGAGATTGCACTTACTCGAATATCTCCGATGTCCCTATCGGTAGGGACTGGATCAGTAAATTGGAAACGCAACATATTGCTGTCGCCAACTCCTCCAAGATACCATGTGCCATACGATACACCCTTGTCGTTGTAAATCCCACCAATCAAGCTAAACTCTGAGCGAAAACCAACAGGAACTCCACCCAGACCTAAAATAAAGCAGTTTCTTTCACGGTCAGATGGCTGGACCTGATACCCAGCACCTCCACGCCTTACAATACCAAACCAGCCCCAAGAGAGGCCTCCGAATTGGTACATAACCATGTCATTTTTACGACGTACTTTAAGATAAGAGGCGCCTAGTTTTGAAACAATATTCAGCGTTCGCCATCCAGTATCACCAGTCAAGACTTCCCATCCTTGATTGTGGTTTCCGGTTCGCTTTATCCACTTCAAAGCGCCGTTTGTAACAGCCGTATCAACATAGGTCGTGCCAACTGGTGCGCTGACTTTCCCATTAGGCATACCAGTACCGTGAATTTCATACTGATTGACTTGTCCAGCGGGGGTATTTGTAGCCGGTTGACTTGGTAGCGTAACGCTCCCCCCACCGTCAGAAAGAATGAGCGTGTTTCCGGATAAGGTCAATTTTTGCGGAATACCCACGCCGTCAGCACCTTTTGGACCAGTTTGCCCGATTGGTCCTTGTTCCCCACGTTCCCCCTTTTGTCCGTCTTGCCCTCGTTCGCCTTGCAAACCTTGAGGGCCAATAGGTCCTTGAAGTCCGTCTGCTCCTTTAGGTCCGACATCGCCTTGTGGTCCACGCTCACCGTTTTCTCCTTTAGGTCCAATAGGCCCTTGAATACCTTGTTGACCGGTCAATCCTTGCGGTCCTTGTGGTCCTATTGGTCCACGTTCGCCAGTTTCTCCCTTGTCGCCTTTCGGGCCAGGAGTTAACGAGATATTGCGCAGTTCTTCCTTCGTAGCAAAACCGCTTGTATCGATTTTCGGTTTTGTTTCAAGCACTTGTAAACGTCGAATGATTTCTGAATCGTCAAACGTTGCGCCCTCAACATGAATATTCTTGATTGCTTCTTCTAGTTCAGCTTTCGTTACAATATCTGTTACAGCCACGATGCGTTTTGTGTCTTTCTCAATAACCGGCAATTCTCCGTGTTTGTCGATTTCTGACACACGCACGCCAAAAGAGAATTTTAAGATGTCCGCTGATTGTACGACTTTTTCAGCATAAACGAACCCGTCAACGATTTCATCGGTTGTAATTAAGCTGGTATCTAATGGAATAGATGCGATATTATCTTCAACCACTCCGACAACTTCCAAGAAACGATTTGTCGTTTTGAAATGGAATAACACGATAACTTTTTCAGCGTTTACGTTATTCAATCGTAACTCGATGAATGCGTTGTTTTTATCGTGTGAATAAAATTCTTCTTTCACTCTATCCGAATTATCTCGGATGTTGACACAAACGCCCACTTGTCGTTTAATAATTTTCTTCAAAGGTTACCCCCTTTCATACAAAATAAAAAGGAAGCCTTATGGCTTCCCTTTTCTAGTCTTCGCTTGGTTCTGTATAAGTCAAAGCTCTTTCACTATCTGAAAGTCCGGCGGTTGTCGGGTCATTGACAACGCCAATCAATACAAGAAACGCAAACAAAACATTGATAAACACTAGAATTTTATCAACTGTTTCGCTAAACTCTAGTGAATAATTGAAGATGTTCGCAAATGCTTGCGCAAGTAGTGCCAACGCCGGCACTAAAGCAAGCCAAAAGTTTTTATTTTTAAGTCGTACTGACCAGTTAATCTTGTTCATCATTTTCCTCTTTGATTTCTAGTTCGAGAAATTTCTCAAACAATATTTTGATAGCACCGTTTCCGCCTAATTCAACGTAGCTTTCATAAAGTCTTGAAAGTTCTTCGATTTCATGCTGACTTGTATTTCCACGTCGTATTGATTTTTTCAAGTTTTCTTGCAATCGAAAACGCTGTAACCGTTGCAAGCCTTTTCCGATTAGCGAAAGATTTTTATTGTTATCTTTCCCGATTTCCTCGACTGCATGAACTGATTTTTCAAGGTCCCCGATTTTATCTGATAGAACATTGATTTGTTTTTCAGTTTCTTTTGTGTTTTGCGTACTTTTGAACGAGAAATAACTTGGAATAATCACAATTAAAACGGGCGTGAGTTTATCAAGTAAAGCTATAAATTCCAATTAAACCACCCCTTTTCTGAAATAGTGGTCTATTGAACGGGTTGAGCGTCTAACTCGCTAGATGGTTTCTCTGGTTTTGGTTCAGTCCATTTCCAAATTCCCAGCTTGCCGTTTTGTTCAAGTATTGCAAGTTGTTCGAGTGTTTCGCCTTGATAAGTGAAAGGCTCATTGACTTGAATCATGACACGTTTTCCTTCTTGGAATTTTTCAACATGGTTCGGATTTTCAAGTGTGAAGATTTCTTGTGATTTGTAAGTCTTGCCAGTTTTTCCGAGTTCGACAAGTTCAAGGCCACGTTTAAAGACTGTCGGGTCTAGCGGATTGTCTGTGTCAGTAACACGAGCCAACACCGCCCAATCAGCGACGGCTTTCACTTCTGCGATTTTAGCATCTTTCTCAGCAAGTTTTACTTCGTAGTCTTGCGCTTGTGTTTGCAAGTCTTCTTGAAGTTTCTTCACGCCGTCCGCTGGATTTAATTCAGTAGCCACTTGACCGAGCACCGCTTGGATAAGAACTTCGTCTGATTCATTCACACGATTGCCAATCAAGACACGGTCAAATGCGGTGTATGGTGCATCTTGGCGAATTGCAACGAAAGTGCGGTTGTTTTCTTGTAAGTATTTGTTGATAACTGTAAATGTCATATATTATTGTTCCTCTTTTTCTGTTTCTTTTTGCGCCTCTGCTTGTAATTGTTGGATTTGTGCTTGCGCTTCTTCATAAAGCGCCTTATAATTAGCGCATTCAATAGTTTTGTTAGCAAGTTGAATTGCCAGGTCGTTAATAACTTTGTCTGATGTGTTCATGTTTTGCCTCTCTTATTTCCATTTTGAGTAATAACCTCGACTGTAATTTCCAGGTACTGCTCCGAGATTTCGGAAATTATCGTAAATATCATTTAAAATATACGATAATCGGACACCTTGAATGAGAATTTCATCAATACCATGTATAGTGTTCGTGTTGGTATCAATGGAAATTTCTCTCAAACCCTCTTGTGCGCTCTGGTTGAATGTTATCCTTCCCCCATACATATTGATAGCGCTTTGAACGTTGTCTCCTGTTCGACCGTTCCAAATTTGAATACCAGTTGAAGTATGATCCATTTGTTGCAAACCATTTCGATTGCTCAGCAGAGCTGTGTAAGTCCCGTCAACCCCGTTGATGGTACCAGCTCCAAAAGTGAGATACTGTAGTGGTCGTCCTGGAAATTTGTTTTTAATACCTACGCCATGTCCATTCATATCAATCCAACCGGTCTGTAAATCAAAATCTGTAACGCCATTCAAAGACGATAGTTTACCGCCTTTTATGATGTTCGCTGTCAAACCATCAGCGACGATGTTTTTCGCTGAAATATTGATAATATTAGCCTTGCTTGCATCAATTTCTCCAATATGAGCCGTTCCAATCTGAGCGTTGCCAATCATGGACTTCTTAATAACTCCGTCCTTGATATAGGTTTTATCTCCCACGGCAACGAGTGCATCGTTAATGCGGACAGAACCATCTTTGTTTAGATTTAACTGTCCGAGAATGTCGCCAGCACTATTTAAAACCTTGACCGCCCATGAACCTGCAAGCTGTGTGACTTGTGTTCTGACTGCTTCAGTCATCTTGTAAGCATCGTCAAATTGGCTTGGCTTAAAGCTGCCAGTTCTCGGACCTCTCACAAGCATAGGCTCTTTGACTTCTATCCATCCATTTTTTACAAGATAGAAGTAAATAGGGAAGTTCCCTACTTGGTCAAAATCAAGGTCTTCTGTCATTTTGAACGTACCTTGAAAATCAATCCATTCGTTTCTGACAGGAGTCTGAGGAGTTGCAACAGTTTTTTGTAAAATAGTTTTGTTTTTGCTATGGTTTTTGATAACTACACAAAACTCATGGTCTAGCTGTCGCCTAATTTTATATTTAAAGCCTAGCGTGTAAACTTCGTCCTTCAAAATCTTAGGAACGTAAATAGGTAACGTGAACCCGCCCCAGTTATAGCTAGTCAAGCCTTGAGCGTCAATGTTAAATACCCCTGCTGGAGTATTATAGATACTAACCCCGTTTCTCTTAGCTACGATTGTATGTTTATCGAGCGTTTCAGAATTGACAATCAGGTTGTTATCGCTGACAACGAGATCATTGACTTCAGTTTGGAAAATCTCATTAGACATTACAAGTCTTGAAATTTTATCAGGTAAGCCTTGCTCGGTGTTACCCAAAATACGTTCATAAAGTTGACTTGTTTCTCTAACACGTTGGAAGTCTGCTTCGTTGACCTTACTAGCAATTTGACTTGTGATTGTTGCAATACGTCCGTCAATCCCTTGCTTGTATTCTGCTAGTTTGGTTTCATTTTCTCTTGTGAGTGCTTCAAAACGTTGTCTTGTGCCCTCGACATTTTCTGTAAAGGTGCTTTTAGCGACATAATCTCTCGATAAGGTTTCACGAATAGCGGTTGTTTGACTAGCTGTTTCTTCTCTAGCATATCGCTTCAATTCTTCTTGACGTTGGCCGTCCTTATCAATGAATGATGTTATTTCTCCAATTTTTGTTTTTATGCCATCTGTCGTTTGATTGACTTCAAGCATTTTAGAACCATATTCATTTTTAAAGTTCGTAACGTCTTGACTTAATTGTGTTTGCGTTCGTTCTGCCGTTGCCTTGAACGTGTTTAAATTTCTGACGTTATCGTCTGCAATTTTCTTCGCTTCTTTCGCTAAATCTTCACCCGCACCAGCTTTTTTTAAGGCTTCTTCACTTCTGCGTTTAACTTCCTCTAGTGCTGAATTATCAAGATTTTTAAACCGTCGCTCGATTTCATCAATGATTTCTTGCTTGCTATTGCTTCTAATAATTTCTTCCCAAACTTCCCCTGTCCAACGTAGCAAAATTATCTGCCCTTCGTGTTCAGGGTCAGGTTTGAACCATATATCATTGACTAGCACTTTCCCGACATATTTCTTGGTAGGGTCATCTTTACCGTACCAGTTATTGTTAAAACCTTCGGGGCTTGGAAGAAATTCAGGAAGTTTAGAAATGATATTATTAAAACCACTTGAAACAAGTTCATCCACTTTCTGACTTGCGATATTTTGGATTTTAGCTTCGTTACTTTCCGAAATCCTATCGCCCAATTTAATATCACTTGACTCGTTGTTTAAACGGTTAAACGTGATTTCAAAGATACGGGTGTCATAATCTAACTTCTTATCGTGCCGTACAACTCGGATAGTGTCGCCAATGTTGACATCTTTTAAGTAAACCGTTGAAGTTTTCAGTGTCAACTGTGGTCTTGATGCATTCACTAATTCAGCATAAGTACGTTTAATCAATGCGTTTTTATCTTCTTCATCTTCAAAGACTGCAAAGCCTACTTTAGCACGCATTGAACCGTCTGCATTCTTGATGCCGTAGCGCTTCGTCATTTCAGGAAGTTCAACATACTTCTGACCTTTTGGTTTATCTACTGGATTGCCTTTTTTAGTTTCCCAAACAACGTCCTCGAATGTAATTCTGCGCCCAAAAGTACCGTGATTGTTTTCTTCACTTGGTGCGCTAAGTTCTTCGCCTTTACCTCGGCCAATTAAAGCAGTAAATAGATTGGTACGTTCTACTTCTTGCAAGATTTGAAGTGCATTGTGTCCATAAACTACACGCTTGCCAGTCGCTTCACCGATTTTTTGTTTAAAATCAATATAGCGTGCGCCTATTTTATTGCCGTTAACTTCAACAAAGAACTGCATTTCTAAATTCCAAACTTGACAGACCTTTTTCAAGGCTTCAAATGTTGAAATGTAGTAGAAGTTTGTTGATCGCTGACTTGTTTCACTAACAAAACGTGCTTGCCAGTTTGTACCAGCAAGTAATTCATCAATAACAGGTCTAGCAAATGTATTTTTTGGTCGCTTGTCTAAAACAACGGATTTTCTTAATTCTTCAATTCCAGATTGTACTCCGATTAAAGTAGTGAGGTTTTCAGAAAACTTTTGAGCAATATAGAAATAATGGAAAGTATGCGCATCTTCGATTGATTGAATAGCCATATACTCGACTGCATCAAATTCTTTCTTGCTCAATGCTTTCATCTCAACTGTGAGCCTATCAGATACGTATTTTTCAGTAGTTAAAGCGAACTTTTGAAGAGCAGTTTTGATAGCTTCTTTTTTGACGATTTTTATTAGTTTCTCGTCTTTATCGAATAAGTAAATCATCGTCGCTCATCCCTCCATTTCACTTCTTTAACTGTCGCATTCGTAGCTGAAATGGCATCACGATTTCTGACCTTGAAGTTTTCTAGGTCGCTAAACAAGTCAAGTTCACTTAAAATGCTACGGTTTTTATAAGTTGCTTTCACTTCCTCAGTTTCAAACAAGATTGTAATGTCTTGATTGGCGTCATAAGCACCAGTAAATGAAATTGTTTGCCGTCCATTTGTAATTCTGACAACGTTTGTTGTCTTCGTCGTTGTTACAACGATTTTCTCTGGCATCACTTCAAAAGCACCGGTCAATTCAATCTGTCCGACTGAACCTTTCAACCGTGATTTTTTGTAGCCGTCCGGAACTATTAGAGAGAAACGACTGACAATACTTTTCGAGTTTTCTTCAAAACTATCAGCACCGCTGAAAATCGCAAAATAAGTGAAATTCGGTTCATCCTTGAAAGTTACTTCTAGCGTCTTTGAACCGTTGTTCGTCGTTCGTAAAAATAAGTTTAGCTTGTCAAATTTCTCTCGCAGTTCTTCGCTTGTTTTGGCTTCTAGCTGGTATTTGATTTCAAGAACCTTTGAAGGCTCTGAAATTTCTTCAATCCAAACACCACGACGGCCAGCGATAGAGGTTGTTTTGACCTCTTGGCCTATCAAACCTCTACCCGATACCGAAAGTTGTCTATACCCGTCCACGATCTCGTTTACGGGCGTTCCGTTAATGCTCATGTTATCGCTAGGCTCGATAGCCACGATGTCGTTATGTTTTTCTAATTTTGAATATCCATACATGGTATCTTACCTTTCTAATAATTAGTTGCTAAAGTCAATTCCATTTCTTGAGCGCTTGTAATGTCTTCAGTAAATGCTCTATAAGTCGTGTTACCCATTTTCAAGACAATATCAGCGGATTGTTGCCCAACCGTAATTGTACCGCCGTTGAAGTCAACGGATGTATTATATCCTGACAAGCGCCCTAATTCGCTATCTACTGCGCCTAGTTCACTTTGCAAGTTTCCAGCTAAATCTTTACCAGTAAACGCATCAATCGCCCCTTGTGCCATGTTTCCGACTGATTTCATGACTGCGCCGGCTCGGTTGTTAACCCCGATGATGAAACCTTCGTCCGTGTATTCCCCGAACTGTCTGAAAACTCGTGAAGGCGAGTGAATACCAAGTAAACGTTTAGCACCGTTAATAGCGCCGCTTACTACATTTGTAACTGAGTTAATCAAAGCACTCGCAACGTTTTTGACACCGTTGACAAATCCCATAATAAGATTTCGTCCGACGTTGTAAGCGTTACTGATGAAGTTTCTAGCGCTTGCTACTGCATTATTGAAAGCAGTTTTGACCGCTGAAATAATAAAAGCTCCAATGCTTGTAATGATGCTTAAAACACGATTCCAGCCGGACTGAATAAGCGATTTAATAAATTCAAGTGTTGCACTAACAATGTTTTTGATGCCTTCCCATCCTGTCTGAATAACGTTCCACACGCTATTGATAGCTATATCAATGATTTTCTTGATGCCATCCCAAACTTTTCCGACAGTTTCTTTGATTGTTTCCCATGCACCCGACCAGTCGCCGTTTATCAACTGCATAACAACTTTAATAATGCCAAGGATGATATTCAAAGCCGTTTCAATAACAACTTTCAAAATATCCCAAGCAACCGATACAACCGAAACGATATTATTCCATGTCGCTTCGATAAACGGTGCTAAGAAATTAGTTACTGTTTCAACTACTGTCTTAATGGCATTCCAAACAGTCGTAGCCGTCTGCTCAAATAATGCGTGGTTTTCGTTCCACCAAGAAATCAACGTACCGAAAAGCTCCATAACGAATGAAACAACTTCCTGAATAGCACTTGTTACCGTGCTTCTTACTGCTTCAAATGCTGAATTGACCTTGTTTCTAAATTCTTCACTTGTGTTATATACACCGACTAAAATAGCAATCAAACTTGCTATTACTGCGATAACAACAAGGAATGGTGCGCCTAGTGAAGATACAACGCCAACGATTTTAGCAAACGTTACACTTAATGCGCTACCGCCTGAGTTTAGCAATGTAAACCATACTGAAACCTTAGATACTGCGCCAGCTATAAAGCTGATAGTACCTACGAACTTACTTATAACTGAAATCACTCCACCGATTGCAATTAAAGCGGGGCCAGCCGATACTGCGATAAGTCCTAGCCATTTCTGCCACGGTTCAAGCGGTAAATTATCCCAAATTGTCAAAAGAACCCTTGAAACATTGTCTTTGAAAGTCAAAACTGTGTCTTTCAAGTCTTCCATTAAGCCTTCGATGTCCGCTTCGCCGTTACCAAGGCCAGCGACAAGGTTTTCAAACGATGCTTTCATTGCCTGGAATGAACCCGCGACTGTTTCACTTGCTTCTTTAGCAGTAGTTCCAGTAATTCCTAACTTGTCTTGAGTGATTCCGATTGCTTCAATCAACGTATGGAATGGAATGTCTTTCACGTTTTCCGCCGTAGCTTCAAATGCGCCGTTCAAAACTCCGGATTCATTGACAAGCCGAGCCATTTCGCCAGCAGTACCACCATACACGGTACATATTCGCCATAATTCGCTAAATTATGACCGTCTTTTCAGACTGCTCTATGTCGCCATAGAGATTAGACTATCTCTTATACTTTTAAAAGTATCCTAGCGCTTCGGCTCGCTTGAGCCTACTCTACTCCATTAAAAAAACACCCTTTCGGATGCTTTTTCTGTTTCGTTAGTCGTTACACTTTCAAGATTTTAGAACGTTTTCCGTCCTTGTAAGAAAATTTATATCCCCTTGTTCTTCCACGTTTTCCAATCGTTCCTTTCTCTAACATCAAAGAAATATTAGAAATAGTACAATCAAAGTATTTTGCAGTTTCAGAAATGCTTTCAAATTCCATTGTGTCTATAACATCTAGCCACGCTATATGCCCGCCACCTCTTTTATTTCTTTCTTCTGCGTATCTTGTTACTGTGATTGTTTCACTTCTGACACCGATTGTTTCAAAACGTGAATTGTTTTCTGAATAAGTCGCCCACCGTAAATTTTTAATAGAATTATTTTTACGATTTCCGTCAATATGGTCAACCGTCAATTTATTTTCAGGATTTGGTATAAATGCTTCTGCGACCAATCTATGAATTGGAACTTTTTCAGATTTATTATTCTTGTATAGGTCAACTATTAAATATCCATTTTGTTTATTTGTGAATGGTTGTTTTATGTGTCCGGTTTTGTCATTCCTGACTTCCCCAGCTTCATTTATTGAATAGTTGTTATTTCTTTTTATTTTCTTCCACATATTGTTTTTTCCTCGTATTTGATAACTTTATTTTATCATACATCTAAGGAAAAATCAACTAAAATCTTGCTTAGCACGGTATTGCCTAAGCTACTCTTAGGGTTTCACCGTTTTCACTAGGTTTATACTCGGCTATGGTTTTTCTACCGAGTTTAAGGTTATCCAGCATAGTATAGTTGTCCTTTGCAAAACCTTGATAAGCGTTTTGGATGTCGGACATATTCGTTCCCATTTTATTGGCATTGTCCGCCATTTGAACGAGTGCTTTATCAGCGTATTGTGCAGCCTTCTCGGTATCTCCACCCAAACCTTGAAGCAAGGTAGCAGAAAATGAAGTCACTTGTTGCATATACTGATTAGCTGATACACCAGCGGTTTTAAAAGCCTTGTTTGCGTTAGAAATAACGCTTGCGCCTTTTTCTTCCATGGTGTCGTATAGCGCTTGCGCTTCTTTTGCCGTGATATTGTACTTTTTAGCAAGTTGAATTGCGCTTATTCCGTTGTCTTTGAATAGCGTTTCAACCCCTCCTAGACTTTGTTCTAAATCAGCAAACGATTTGACAATACCAGTAACACCAGCAACTACTGGTGCTGTCAAAGTTGCAGTCATGCCAGCGCCCAATTTCATAGAAGCCGTGCCGACCGCTGAAAGACTATTACTTATCTTGTCTAAACTTGAGCCAGTTTGATTTTTCATGCTTTGAAACGCCATTTGCGCTTCTTTCATTCCTCTAGCAAAATCAGAAACATTGGCTTTCAGTATAGCGGTAACATCAAAATTCGTTCCCATTAGTTACCCCCTTTCTCTCATAGATTGATTAAGCCTTCTGTTTTTATCAGCAAGGCTCATTTTCTTTTGTTTGACTTGTCCGACATCATCTTTCTTGAAAATCTTGTCAAACTCGTCTTTATGATTGTAAAAATCGTCAAATGTCCTATACGCTGATTTTGCGCTTTTGCCTTTACCTTTAGTTGCTTGGACTGTTTGATTGAACCATGCTTGAATTGCTGAATTGTACCGTCTATCTTCTTGCTGAATGAGATAAGCTATATTATAGATTTCAAATTCTTCAAGCGTGGTTCGTGATGCTTCTTGAAACGTCATATTGTGTCTAGCTATGAGCAATGCTATCGCTTCATCATAGCCAAAGTCTGAACCTTGATTCTCCCTTACTCGACTAGGTTCATTGCTTTTTTGAGTAAGGGCGATGCTTTTAACTCGTTCACGATTTCTGAAATAGTCTTGTCGTACTCGTCATTCAAAATCAAGTCTTCAAGATATTTTTCAATCGCTTCATTGCTTGGTTTTTGGTTTTCGGTTACTGTTCCGGCCTTGATAATATCTACAAAGGCCATTGGGTCATTAAGCGCTTGTCCAGCGTTAAACAAAGTCATTGCACCGTAGCCGGTTTTCATACCTTCCAATTCAGCGGAATGAAGTTTATTCATTTCTCGCAAGAAACCAAGTCCAAAGCGTAGTGTGTAGTCACGTTCTCCAATTTTTAAAATCATCTGTTTTTTCTCCTTTTAAGTAAAAAAATAAAGGGCAAATAAATTGCCCTTGTAAATACCACTATTAGACCGGAACGCCAGCTCCGTCTGTTTCTTTCTCGAGTGTGTGGTAGTTGTATTGTGCGCTTTCGACTGCTTGTTTTTGTGTTTCAGTCAATTTGTCAGTATGCAAGATACCGTTTCCGTCAATAGCGACTTCATAAGATAATTCAACCTTATCATCTGAAGGTGCTGACAATTCAAAGTTCTTGAAGTAACCTTGATAGTATTCAACATCGTACTTGTCAACTCCGCCAACGTTCTTTTTGCTTCCAAGGTCAACGATCCAGCATTCGATTTTATCGTTTGCTTTGAACCATTTGCGCATTTCTTTCCACATGTTCACTGTGTCGCCGTCTTCGCGGTAAGCAAGCGATTTGAACTCTCCGCTTGTTTCTCCGTCTGAAATAGAGTTAACGACTCCGTCTTTTGTTTTAGTGCTCTCTACGTTCTTTTCTTGCTTGATAGAAAGTTCAGATTGAAAGCGTACCTTGCCCGCATCTTGTTTTGTGCGATCTGCGTAGCGACGGAAAAAGGCGATGACGTCTTTCCCCAAAATTAAATCTGCCATTTATTATTTCTCCTTTTTGGTGTAATTAAAAGTAAAGTCCAGCACAATATGAAGTAAAGGCTGGACGTCTGTGTTATCTGGGATGACTTGTTTTTCTGTTGTTCGATGATTGAAGTTATACTCATAACCCTCTTTCAAATGCTTCAATACATTCTCAAGATAGGCTGAAATGTCGTCTATTTTGGCTCTGTGCGCTCGTATTCCGTAAATATGGACTGTTTGCCTTGCCGTACCAATCAAGTCGTTATTTGGCGTGTCTGAACCGTTATTTTCACCGATATAAACAAACGGATAACTTGCATCAGCACTGGGCAAATAATCGTATGTATCAACCCTGGCATCGCTGATAGCAAATATCTTTCTGAATAGATCATGGTTTGGTGTCATTTAAAAACTCCTTTCATGACGTTTGTCATATCTTGTTGAAATTCCGGCGTAATCTGTTCAAGCATCGGTCTGAAGTGTGGTTTGCCTGCCATGTAACGTGTGCCATATTCTTGATAACCCGTATAAGATGCACTTCCCGTTATCCATGCTTCCATACCATGATATGAAACGCTTATATGGTCTTTTAAAAAGCCGGTGTCTTTAGGTGCTAAATCTCTAGCAACCTTTTTCCCTTTTTCAGCTTTGTTTTTCAACACTTGAATAGATTGTTCAACTGCTTTAGGGTGAGCGTTGTATATCGCGCTTGTCAGCTTCTCTAGGCCGTGCCATTCAATACTTGCACCCATTTATACTTTAACCGTCCTTTTAAGCCGTATGGCGCTTTTAGAAGCTTCTACGCTGTCAAACGGTTCATACTTGAAGCCGTCATAAATTGCATACAAGAACGGTTTTTGTTCTTGCTGAAATCTGCAAATCATGACGACGTCTGTTCGACTGCCATATAACTCAAAAACCTTTGCTTTTTGAATGAAATTCACAAAACATGGTACGACTTCGGTTTGTTCAGCTTGATTGTCGTAGCTATCCGTTTCCGGATTGTACTTAGCAACGCCTTTACATCGGACGAGTGTGATTCTGTGAGGCGTTTTCATAGAAAAATAGCCTTTCCACGCTGTCTTTGTGAACCGTCAAGGCCAAAATCTTTGTTCAAGATAGCCATATAAGGCTTGAATAGGTTATCAAAATCTTGATAAGTGACTGAATAGCCGTCCACGGTTTCACTCGATACGCTTTCCGAACCCTTGCGCCCGTAAAGTTTATAAACAATATTTTCAATCATGAAATTATACTTACTGTCGATATATACCGAACCAGTAAGTGATTTGAAGTAGCTTTCAGCATCTTCAACTAGGTCATTTAACAAGTCATTTTCTTTTGTGTCGGCAAGGTCAATACCCAACCGACGCTTGATTTTAGCAAGTTGGGCATTATCCATGATTATTCCCCTGCTTCTTCTTCGATTTTTTCAGCGGGTTCATTTTCAGGCAAGACAATATCGCCCGGATCCCCGTTTGATTTGATAACGCCTTTTTTCAAAAGCGTTTTAATGCGAGCATCTGACACATTTAAGTCAAGACGAGGATAAACCTCGCCTTTCTCGTATAGTCGATTGTTGTCTTTGGTATCAATGATGTTTTCTGTTACGATATAAGCCATTTAATACCCCCTTTCAAGATTAGACGTTTGTCGCATCTGTCAACTTAGCAAATGCGTTTGTCTTAGTGATCATAACTGCGATATCCATTGTGCAACGGATTGCAATCATTTCTTGTTCAAATAGGTTTACTGGAGTTCCGTCTGCGTTCTTAACAGTCGTGATTTGACCTTCTTCTGAAATCTTGTAATTGATGTTGTAAGGTACACCGTAGATAAGGTGGTCGAAGTCACCTGCGAGCAAGTCACCTTTCTTGAATTGTTTAGACTTCATGTCAACAACAACTGTTCCGTCAAGTTTGTTAGCGTCCTTGTCGTAAATAGTTTTCTTGTCGCCGTCACGAGCATCACGAAGCGCTGAACGGTTTGACACACGAGATACAAAAGCGTTGATTTCGATGTCGTCGTCCAAAAGTTTGTCTTCCAATTTCAAGATATTTTCATAAGTTACTGGTCCGCCAATAACTTTACTTGCATCTTTAGCAGCCTTAGCAACTGAATTTGCAAATGGTGTTTCATACCCCAAAAGTCCGGCTTCGTCAATTTTAGTGTAGAACGCTTCTACAATCTGTGGTTTCATGTCTTCAAAGAATTTTTCCCATGTATAGTTGAGTGCTTCACGAGAAGCAAGAAGAATGATACCAAGTTTGTGAGCACGAAGCGTTACTGGTACGATTTCAGGCTTGTCAGTCTTGATTGTTTCTGTTTCATTTACCCAGTAAGCTGAAACGCCGTCTGTTTGAACGTGGACTGTTTTTTCTTGTTTGCCGTCCATTTCATGATACTTACCAAGTTGCATCACGATAGAGTTTTGAGCGACTTCTTTCATGATGATGTCTGTAAACTCTTTGTGAAGTGTTCCGTCCGGTTTTTGTGAAACAAGGACTTTTGCAGGGTTAAAAGTTTGTACTGTCATATTTTAAAATCTCCTTTAGATAATTCTTGAATTGCGGAAGATTTCTCCGCTTGATTGATTTTTTGAACCACCAAAAGCAGTACTTACTGCGGGCGGTTCTGATTGTGTATATTCAGACTTGATTTCACTAATAATACTTTCAAAGTCTGCAATAGCTTGTAGTGTACCTTCTGCTGTATCTTTAACAACAAAAGCAAGTACACGTTCATTAACGGGCAACTTGCGACTTGATAAAGTCTTGATAGCTTCATCGGTCAATTCACGCTTGGTTTGTTCTTTTTCAAGTCCAGCGATTTTATCAAGTAACGATTGCTTTTCTGCTTCAGCTTCTTTTCTGCGGTATTCTTCGAGTTCTTTCCCCGATAATTCAGTTTCCGCCTTGTATTTCTCCAAAGCCTTTGCAATAGCTTCTTGAGTTGATTGAGCGTGCTTCTTTTCTTGCTTGTCAAGTCTGCGTTGCATCTCTGCGATTGATACCATTTGTTCCGACTCTTGTTTCGGAGCGCTAGCGTGTTCCTCTACTGTTTCCGGTGTTTGTGGTTCAACCGTCTGTGTTTGTTCTTCTGCCATGTTCGGCTCCTTTCTCTACGCTTTTACGGGCAACCTCCCCGAACTCATGCAACTTTTAACGTCTTTAGCACGGTTTGGACAATATAAAAACCGTACGGAATTCCATACGGTTAGGGCATAAGAAAACCACATCGAATTCGACATGGTTTATAGTGGTTTACAATATAACGCCCACCATTTTGTTCTTTTTTGTTGAAAAAAAGCGCATTGTGAGTTATAATTTAGATAGTAAATAGAGGTTTTCCATCTCCCCTTGAAACAGATTGCTCTGCGGTAGGAGGTGGGACACCTCTATTTTTCTTTTGGTTCTAAGATATCAAGTAAGCCATCTGATTTCTTCAATACCGCTATATTTAGTCCTCGACGACCGGATTTGTATATTTTTTCTAATTGTTTAAAAATTTCTTGTTCGCTCAAATTTGTATTCGTGATATCAAACACAATATTTTCAGCTTGCTCTTTTGCTTTTTTTGATGCGTTATCAAAAACATTCTTCCCGTTTCCAGAAATCTCTTTTAAATCAAATTTCATACTATCAATCAAATAGTCAGGAGTAGGGATATCTTTTGGATAATTAACTCTTGGCGCCATTTGAACATGCTTACCAAACAATTTAGATAACCATTCACCTACTTCTTTCTCTTTTTGAGAATAATCTAGCACTACATGTTTCCCATCCACTTGATATTTCTGACTATTATGTTCCCAAAAATTCATTTCTGAGACTTTAGCTTTGCTAGGCTCGGCATTTGATAACCATTCATCTTTTACAGAACGATAAGGCCATGCATATAGTAAGGCCTTATTTTTATTCCCTGAAATCTGTTTTAGCTCCTTCTTGAGCTCGGGCTCAACGCTATAACCCCAAACACCGTTCGGAGCTTCACGGTCAAGTGTACTTCCACCCGCCTTATAATCCATCTTGATATGACCATAGGCAGAACATCGACAGTTTGGGTGCATTGGGAACATATTCACGCCTTTTTCAACCTTATCAATAGGTACTGCCGTATTATCTAACGGCTTGCATATATCACACGCTCCACTTTCAGCGACAAAAATCATATGCGTGAAGCCGTTATCTTTCAAGACTGCGTGGTCTGTGTCTGCGTTTATCCTTGCTATTTCGGTCTTTAACAACCGTTTAGCGCTTGATTCACTCGCATTATACCTTTCAGATAGTCGCTTCATCTCTTTTTGGTAGCCGTTCATGTCCGTGTAAATGCGATTCAACGAAGCGAAAATATCCTTTTGAAGTTGCGATTGAAGTCCATTTTTTCCCCAAACACGACTAGAAAAATTCTGCCCGTAGAAATCAGCGTTTAAAATCGCTTCTAAACGCTTTGTTGCCCCTTTGGAAGAGATGCCCAAGATACCAGCTTGTCTCTTAAATTCAGCTAAACATTCGCTTCTACGAGCCTTGTCAAACACTTCATCAAGGTTACTTGTCAAACTGTTAATTTCAAGTCCTAATTCAGCTTTTAAAAGTTCTAAACGACTGACTTTCATTTTCAGATTGTAAACCCGTAACCAAGAATTAGTCTTGTGACTAAAATCTTTCTCTTTAACGGCTTTTCTTGCCTTTTCTGCAAACTTGGTAACATCAAATTCAGAAGCACGCTTCATAGCTTCTTGCTTCGTTAAACCCTCACGTCCAGCATAACCAAGATAAAACTTATCTATCTGTGCTTGTAGTCGGTCATAGCTTTCTTGATACAACTGTGTTATCAGTTTGTCACGGTCTAAATCACGTTTGATTAGTTCAGCTTGTGCCTTACGCTCTGCATTATATAGACGGTTAGCTTTCTTGCTCATTCATGCCACCTACTAACTGCATGATCTCGTTATCGCTTGCGCCTTGTTCTTTCAAAATACGGTTTTGCTCTGTCTTGTAGTCCGTGAAGCTAGCATTGTTCATCAATGTTTCTTGCGATACTACCCCACCAGCCTCAATGTATGCCTTGATTTCATTCCATACATCTTGAGGAATGTTAGGGTGAAACGTGAATGTCAGCTTGTTAGCTTCGATTAAAGGCTTATTGATAGCTTTATGAATGTTACTAATCAATTCATAACGACGACGTAATGCCTTAGTAAAGAACCTTTCCTTGTCTTTCCGGACTTGCTCAAGGCCAATCATCTTATAAAGCAAAGCAATTCCCGATGACGTAGCATTGAAGCGGTCATCGTCTAGGTTAGGAATACGACTAAAGCGATGAATGTCGTTTGCTAAACGGTTCTTATAGGCTTCCGTGCCGCTTACATCGTACTGTTTATAGATATATCCGGCATCTGCGCTTGTTTGTTGTCCGTTTGCACTAATTCCAGTCTGTAAAAGTAGCGTGTTAGCATCTTTCATTTTAGCGACACTTTCAGCGCTTGCCCCGATTGCGTCCAAGTCGCCCTTGATAACAAGCATTGCATCGTTCAAATCGCTCATGTAGTTCGCTGTGTCAGACTGCCCAGCATCGTAAGCATCAATCAACGGGATTTCACTTTCAAAGTCACCCATGCGATAGCGGTTATTCCACCATTCAACGACTGGAACATCCTTATATTCATGTTTCGTGATTTTATCAACTGCCAATTTTACCGAACCATTAGAAAACGGCCTGAAGGTGATAACTTGGTTTTTAGTATAGACAGTCATGTTCACTTTATTCGCAAAGACTGGTAAGTGAACAGCGCAAATGATATTCTGTTCGACTGTTAGATCACGAACGACAAACATTTCAAGCGGACTAATTGAAACAACTCTATCAGCTCCGTCTTTATCTCTGAAATGATATTCAAAAGCACGACCGTAGATTGAAGCATCCAAGGCTAAATCACCATTCAAGGCGTTGATATCGTTGTTCCACTCAATTTCTTGAATTGTTTTAAGTTGCTCTTCACCTGCACCCTCAAGAATCCCTACTGTGACAGGATTCCCGATAACGTAGCTTGTCGCAAAACTAGAAATATATCCGCCCCACTTATGACGTACTCGATAATCTGCTTTCTCGTTGTCAAGTCGTCTATGCCCGTTCAAAATACTGTAATTGTCGCCTTTAGCATAAGACGATAGCACTTTCAAGCGCTTTTCCTGACTGACAAAGAACGTATCAATCATATCTCTGAACGCTTTCTTACCGTTCGCAGTGCTTAACAACTCATCGCTTGAAGCATATCTGAATTGCTCATTTGCGATTGTGCCAAAGTATAGACTGTCAAACCTCGTTTTCGTGATTGTGTCTATACCGTGCTCAAATTCGTTTACTTTATCCACTTCCTACCTCCTAAACATCTTGTTAATCTTACTGATAGCCTTGTCAACGTCCACGTCTTTTCTTGTTTGATAGATTCTATCTTGCAATGCGTAACGTATCGCATCTATGCAGTGGTTATAGCTATCTACTGGCTCGTTGATGTATTCGTTCGTCTTTTTGTCTTTCTTCCAAGTATAATTTTCAAGTTCTTCAATCAGCTTCACACATCGTTCATCGACTATCCAATCGTACTGTAAGAGATACTGAATTCCTTGCATGACCGATCCAGGACCTTTCTGCACGTCAATGACCCGAGGGATGCCAAGGTTTCGTAATTCCTGGTTCGATTTCTTTTCTGCTGAGTCGGCCCGTATTTCTTCCTTGGCATACCCAAGGGCCTTGATACTTTCTGCGATCTTGTCATTCGTCAATCCTTTTCTTACAAATTCCTCGATTACATAAAGCTTCCTGTTTGCATCATCAATCCTGATATACATCAAAGCTGACGGGTCGTTGATAAAGCCATAGTCAAGACCAAAATAAGCCGGCAGATGCGCCAGCTCGTCTTTATTAAGTAATCGTTTCTCGTACTTCGGAAAGACTAACTTGTCCAGAGTTGCGAACTCACCCAAAGCATATATCTTGTAGTATGCTTCGTTTCTGTTTGCCAGTTCCTCGATATTCTCGATTGTCACCTTGTCTAAAAAGCGATTGTCCTTGTATGAAGTATGATAAACAACTGTATTTTTGGGCTTCTTCACAAAGAATGCGTTATAAGTCCAGTTTACTTTCGATACCGGGTTAAACATCAAGAATATCTGCTTATTCAAGTGTTTCTTGTCCCTCAAACGCAAAGTCAACTGTGTGTAGTCGTCTAATGTGAACTCAGAAGCCTCTTCCATGACCACATCAGAAACGCCCTTGATTGACTTGATTTTCTCTGGGTTGTCCAGCCCTTTGAAGATGAATTGTGCGCCATTCGGTAGCTCAATCCGATAAGCCGAATTGTTGACCTTGCACTTGTCAAGTAAGCTCCAGGAATCTAAGCACTGTTTCACATCCTCAAAGATTGAATCGTGAACCGTGGACCCTACCTTACGCAAAAATAGAATCTTGCGTGGATGCTTCCAGTTTTGACACGCCTTGAAGACTACCTTTTGAATAACGCCATGACTTTTACCGCTCGAAGCGCCGCCGTAGTGAACCTCGGTAAACGTTGAATAGTCATATAGCTTATCGAATATATGCTTGTTAAAGACACGGCTAGGATGCTCAATGATGATATTTATTCTTGGCTTAGTCTTCATCATCCCAATCACCAACCTTAATATCAATAGTGCGTTGTGTGATTTCTTGTTTATCAACGAATAAGCCGTAACGTTTACCAAGGTCAACCGCAGCACTCTTTCTTGTCGACACATTCGGTTTAGCATCAATGACTTTTTGATAGCCGTCACCGTCAAGCACCAATAAAGGCTCAGTTATTTCACCACGCATGACAGCCGTTAAAAATTCAAGTACTTCTTGCTGATCTGCGACACGCTCGGACTTTAGTTTTTCCAGTCGTTCGTCTATATAGGCCTTTACGTTAGCATTTGCAAGCAATCGACTTCCATTTGCTCGAGCCACCTCGTCCTTTTTAATATTCGGATACGCTTTTTTATATGCTTGTGTAGCGTTTAAACTGATGATGTACTCATCGGCAAAAAGCTTTTGTTTTTCGGTCATCCCATTTTCCATCACCTCCATTTCTTGAAAATCAAAAAGCCACTCAATGAGTGACTTAACGAGAGGCGACTACTGACCTCTGTTAGAATCGATATTATATTCTTACCTTTTCTTTTTTATTTTTTTGTAGCCTTTTTTTGCGATATTAAAACATCCTACTCTATCGCCACTGGTAACCCAAGCCAGCAGTTTTTCAGAAGCTTTTCTAGGCTTTTGCCTAAGGTGCCTTTGCTTTAATTCTTGATGATACTATAATAGCACGATTGATTGACCAGTGCACTTAAATCTAGTTCGCATTAGTTCGCATTAGTTCGCATTTATCAACTACAGCACCCAATTCACGGATTGCATCTTTCTTTTTTTTGTAAAAAGTTGTCTTGCTACAATCAAGATGATCCATCATATCATACACGCTTGCTTTCTGAATATAAACCATCCTTAAAATTGTTCGACTTGCAGGCTTAGGCATTTTATCAATCAATTTACTGAGCTCAATTCTGCGCTGGATAGCTTCAGCAGTTGCTTGCTTCATGTACTCTTTCAAGGAATCTTGCATGCTAAAAATATCGATGTAACGTTCATCTAATCGAACCTTCTGACCACCTTGAACCTTATCCATGCTCATTTTAGGGCTAGAAAGTAAACTAGCTTCAAGATTAGCAAGCTCGTCTATTCGATTCTGTATCTCTTCATCCAAATTCTGTAGTTCATCAAGTAACTCTTTAGCCTTGTTCACTCTCTATCTCCTTTTGTGGTATAATAATATTATTGAGATTATAGCTGAGGCAGAGAGTGTCTTGGCTTTTTTATTTTAGTATCTATTAAGTATTTTGATTGTTTCCTCATAGCTTAGATTTACTTTTGCTTTTTGTTCATCGTATCCAAGCCCAAAAACTTTTGGAATTCTGAAGTAAATAATACTAGCGCTAGAATGGTAGCTGACAACCGTGTCGACATGTTTGAGCAATTCTTTTCTAAAAGAGATGTTAGGAAAAACGACTAAATCAGGGATTTTTACATCAGAAGGCTTTTCTTGCATTTTTCTTTTTCCTGAATATGGATATTTTTTAGGTCTCATTTTTTACCTCACAAAAGTCAATTTCATTAAGTTTTAACTGATACAATTTACCACCAAAACGAACAACTGCAACTGGATATGAAACCTGTTCAGCTTTATAACCACCAACCATTGGGCTATCTCCATGAGTATAAGAATATTGAAATAATCCAATAAAATCGGCTCTTTCCCAATATTTACCTATTTTTGCCAAGCAAGGCTCTTGAGTTTCTATCATAATAACTCCCTCCTACGCCTCTACTACTGGAAAGTGGATTTTACCAATAACTACCGACCCTACACTGTAGTAAAAGCCACCATTGCCGTCATTAGCCTCAAGCTCAGCTAGAGCTATTGGGTTTTGGTTGTGATAAATAGTAACCGTGTTGGTGCTGGTTGTTTTTCCCCAGTCATCTTCCTCTTTTGTTTGTTCCCCAATTTTGACATCAGTTATTACAGCGTCAAGTTGAACATTTTGAAACTCCCCACCTGCTGAGGCACAGCAATCACTTTCAGACATTTCAATAGTGACCTTTGTGCCATCTTCAAGCAGTAGAAAGTCTTTATCCCATTTCACGATACGCTTGTAGAGTAACAATTCTTTAAGTTCTTCTAGTGAGCCATAACGCTCATCTTTGCTGCCCAAAATGGAGCACCAATCTGGGATTTCAATAGTTTTGGTCATCTTAATCACCTCTTTTTTTTAAATATTCTTGATTTTCATAGATATTGCCGACAATTTCCATAAATTCATTGTTTTCACTCAAACCTAACTTTGAATTGTACCAAATATCTTTTCTAATCCACTTGCCTTCTTCTGTATCAAATTCGACAATTTCCCAGAAATCCTCGCCAGCATATCCGTATAAGATATCCCCCTCAAAGATTTCTTGACCATTTCTGTCAAAAAGGCCTGTTGACTGCATAATTGCTAGATGGTCGACAAAAACATAATCTGGGGGGCATACAATGCTTTCCTGTTCAACTACTACAACTTGCCCACTTTCTGTAATTGCAAAAGTATCTTTAAACATTTCTTTTTTTACGCTATCCCACGCTCTAAATTTTAGTGTCATAATTTCACCTCGTCTCCAATCCTTAAAGTTTCGTAGCTTGTTTGCGTGACTACGAAAATGCCGTAGTTCTGTATTGTGATTGTGTACAGGTCGCCAATCTTCTCCTTGTGGACGACTCTGCCTTTGATTTCTGCGCCTTGATTATCTGCTTTATAGATTACAAAAGGGCGCTTTTCTTCTAAGTTCTTAATGTGGATGCATTGCCAGATATTCAAAGTGGCAGATGCCAGGATCCACAGTGCGATAAAACGTTTCAATCTATAACCTCCTCGATCTGTAACCCTGGACAATCAAACACCCAACCAAAGCCTGCATCTTCTAATTGTTTTCGGGTGTGTTTGGTTCGATAGAAAGTACTTTCTACTCCACTTGAAATAACCCATTTCCCTTCATTAGTTTTGTAGTTCAAGACTTCGTTTGCTTTTAGAATACCTTTTATTTTCACAATATACTTCGGTTCTTTCTCGACCTCGTAGCCGAACTGGTGCATATTAGCTAGGGTTTGAAATGGGTTATTGTTAGCATGATTCATCCATTCATAAAATTCAGACTTTTGTTGTTTTCCCCAGTGCAAAATGTATTCCCAAATATCATATTCTAAATCATCTTTATGATTTTCATACCAATCCGCCACAAACTGCGGTACTGTGACTTTCTGCGGTTCGTCTAGTTGTCGCAAATCTTTTAAAACTTCTAAGGTGTCTACCCTTCTAAAACAAGCATGGCTCATGTATTCGTATTTCTCAATCAATTCCTGTTTATTCATGCTTCAGTTCCTCCAATTCTTCCTGATAGCCTTTAAGTAGCTCTTCGTTTATGCTCATTATTCCACCTTTTCGAGTTTGACTCGATACGACTGATTGTTCTTATATGCATTCTCGAGCTGAGCCTTGCATTTGCTTGCATCGCCCTCCTTTTTAAAAAAGTGGGTCTCATCTATCCTATTTTTAAAATAAAGTGTGACAGTATAACTCATACTATTACCTCTCAACTTATCTTGTGGTTTTCCAGGTCTCCGAATTCGTGACCATGGTTTACAAAGTATGAGCCAATCAGAATGGCATCTGCCTCGTCGTCTTTGACGTTAAGGTTGAATTCATCGGACACTTTAGCAACCGCCTGCAGCTTCATTGATTTCTTGCTACGGTCTTTGTAGCTGAACTTCCAATACTTGCGCCAGGTCGACACGTTCACGAAGAACACATTGTCAGCAACCAACCGTCCAAGGATAATCCCTGTCACAATTCCGATGCTAATCATAGACTGTTGATTTGGACCCATGACCGAGTTTTTCTCGACTACAATCGATTCAAAATGGCAGTCGTACTTCTGGAGCGCTCTCGATTGAATTGCTCTCAGCTCGCTAGCCATGAAGCGGCCACGCTCAAAGAAAGACTTGCTTTTATATTTTAAGACACCACTCTGGACAAGGTCAGAGCCGTGAAATACGGCCCATCCTGTCGCAGTAGTTGAAATGTCTAACGATAATGTCAGATTTTTCATTGCAATTCTCCCTTGATACCGCAAAGGTCAAAGAGATTGCGCTTGTTATTTTCAACGAATTCAAAGAACTTCTGAAGCTCGGTCAAGTTGCGTTTTTCTGCTTTTACACCAAGACTAGAGTGGAACTCCGTCGGCTTTTTCGGTGTTACCCTGATGTATAGCCAATAGAGTGGCTCAAATACGTCGCCATTTTCATCTAAAGATGCCTCTGCGTCCTGGTTTCTAAAAACCATCTGCATATCATATTCAATTTTGTTTGTAATCGTGATATTCTCATCTACGATTTCGAGTGTGATAGTTGTCCCTGGGATGTCGATTTTATTTAACATTTGTTTTTCTCCTATTTATCTAAAAAAATGCGACTGCCTTTGTGATAATTGGCTAAATACGGGCAGTCGCTCGTCCAAGGTCACATGACCGATTGACGCTTTCTAGTTCGCAGTTTTACAAGAATACACGGCTTGTTGGCTTTTGAATTGTTTCCATTTTGGAAATAGTTGGTTTTGGGTTATTTTGATTTTTCAACAGCAAACATATCCTCGAATTCATCTGTCTGCTCTTTGAACTTCATCGGGCTGTCCCCTCTGAAATAAAATCCATCGTCATCCAATTCGCCTTTGACTCCCGTCGCCCAAGACAAGAAAATTGAGCCTTGGCAGTCAGGACAATTCATGAATGTAAAGTAAGATGGGACTTTCCACCGCTTCGCACATCCACAAAACGGGCATTGCAAATCAACATCTACCTTCTCGCTTGGTTTCTGCGAAATCGCTGTGCTTCCGCTAAATTTTGCAAATAACTTGTCCTTCGCTGCTTTGATATTGACAGGAACAATTTCAGCTAACTTCTCAGCATCAATTTTTAAAATATTCCCTGCATTCTCAGGCTCTTTCTGACTTAAATCCTCAAGGATTTCATCAGACCCGGTGACCATCTGATAGGCTTTGAATAAGGTTTGATAGTCAAGTTCCTGCGCTCGTTCAAAACTCAATTTTACGTCATCTTGTTCAATATAGATTTTCATTCTTTCCTCACTTTTTCAAATTTAACAATTACTTCTAGTCCAGTTATTCGCTGGATTTCTTCGTCTGAAGCATCCTCTTTCAATAGCTTCAGAGCAACATCTTCCATGCTACGAAATGAGCCGATGTACTCATCGTATTCCCTGCACGTTTCGCAATAATCTGGTTCTTCGTAGCGATTCAGGGTGTACCAGCCGCCTAGATGATTTTCGTAGAGATAGATCACTAGAATCCTCCAATCAAGTCATTCAACGTAATAACCATATCCAGTTTTTTCTGACTTCTGCAGTAGTCACAATGTCCGCATTTCTTGGGTTTCTGTTTGCCCTGGATCACGTTCCAAACTTCGACAATTTCGTACTTGATTTTTTCCAAACCTTCCTCAAGCCATTCATCGTCAATCTTCAAGATTTCACGGTCTGGAACGGATTCCTTGCTGACTGCTACGATGTAAGGTCTAAAATCCTTACCAGTCATTTGTTTTAAGAGTTCACGATACAAACCAAGTTGTCCGTGATACCCAAAATTCAAAATGTTATTGACTGCAGCGGGTACTTTCTTCTTGAGCTCTGCGCTCCATTCTTCAGAGTAGATGGACTTCATGGTTTTTAGGTCCACAAAGTAGCCACGGCTTAGATTGACACTGTCCAGCTTCCCTTTGACTGGTACGCCTTCGATTTCGCCATACACAATCAATTCTTTTTGAACTTCGTCTGATGAGTAACCATGGTATAAACGGTTGAAACCTTCATCATCTTTCAGGCTCTCAATCATCTTGTCGCCAATCACAAAATCAGATTTTAGATTTCCTTTGTTTTTACCAGTCTTGGCTAGTAGCTTCTCGCCATTTTCGTCCATGAACTGCTTGTGCGCTTCTTCGCTTTCAAAGTAACTATGAACGTAGTTACCGAGTAGGAGAGGGGTCTCGTCCCTCTCTTCTACCCATTGGCCACTATCCAGAGCAAAAGCCTTCGCTTGGCATTGCTGATACCGTTTAAACCGTGAGTTGGTCAACCAGCTTGTGTCTTGGTAGTAGTTCTCTTGTGTTAGTTCTTCCATGACTAGAACTCCTTGACGTTGGTTGTATTCCCTTCAAATAGCCCGATTTCTTCCAAAACTTCGCCCGTTTCTTCGTCAAAGTTTGGAATTTCTTCTGCTGGGTATTCGGTAGAGGCTAACTCGTCAGGATTTGCCGTTTTTTTGCCCGTTTTCGGGGTTGGTTTGGTTTCTGAGGTAAATTCTCCCTCTACTACGTTGTTGCCCTCTGTGGGCGTGTTAGGAGCTCCTAGGATGCCATCCAATGTTTCAGCAACTGGCTCTTGAGTAACGTCTTTAATTTCGTTCTTGTTTGAGATTGTACTGTCTGCGTTATCTGCAGCGATAGCTTCCTGCAATTCGGTAGAAAGTGGCGCATAGGTTGAAAGCATATGTTTCAATACAGTTTTACGAGCCATAGCATCAAAATCAGACTGCCACGGGCTATACTTGCTAGAGAATGACTGACTGTACTTTTTACCGTGAGCTTGGACTCGTTCCTTAGTCCAAAAGACAGTTTTTTCAAAACCGTTGGCCAATCGCATGAATGCGAAGTAGCCTACTACTTTTTCTTTTTCTTTTGGAATAGCAGTCATGTCCACTTCAAGATCCTCAGTCAGTGGGTTAAACCCTTTGTACTGGCTTTCATAGATTTCTCCAGCATTCAAACGTGTCACTTGTCCGCTTCGTTGTGCAAGTTGGATCAAACCTTTATATCCCACTTGGAACTGCGCCTGGTTTTTATAAGGTACGATGTATGCATAACCAAGGCTAGGCTCGATTGGCAAGTTTAGGACTGCAGCTTTCATTGCAGCAGTCATGATGCTTTCATTTGTAGCTTTAGCTAGTAGGTTGTTGTTTGTTACGATGCTAAGTAGACTGGCCACGAATTGCTGACCGTTTCCGTTTACAACTTCTGAGAATTTTTGCTTTACTGCTGGTGAGTTAAAAAATTGTTTGTGTGTTAGTTCGTTTGTCATTTCTTTCTACCTTTCGTTTTCTTCAAGTTCCAATTTTCACGCTTCAAGCGTCTGTTTTCGTTTTGCAATTTCAAAATAATATCTTGTTGATCGTTGATAATTTCTCCGAGTTCAACTCCGAGATGTATGTAGTCAGACCGCCATTGATCGATTTCTGCAAGTAGTTCTTCAATCATGCTCTAACTTCCAATACTTCTCTAAATCCACTGCCATAACGATGGACAAGTTCTTTTGCTCTGTTAAGATTTGCCGTCTGTATGGTGCCAGACCTGCCTGTCGTTCTTCCTCGTTTCTAGGAAGATAATAGCCGTTCGGTTTGAACTTCTTAGCCACAATCGGGTGTCCAAAGTTTACCCTTAGGCTTTCAATTACCTGTTCAAGCGGACGCTTTGACAACCCTGTCTCGCCTTGTAGACTATTTGATGAGATAGGTTTTTCAAAACTTCCTTTATTTGCAATCAGGTTCAAAACTTCAATTTCAATTGCGTTCATTTCTCTGCTAATCATATTCCCTCCCGATAAATACGCATCTTAATTCTGTACTCCCGCACTCTTTACACTCGATAGGCGGATAACTGTCAATCACTTCAAATTCATGTCCGCAGTCGCAACAACCACAGTCCCAGATATAAAGGTTCATAAAATCACCCCTTCGGATGTGGTAGGGCAAGTAGTTCAGGTCTTAGTCCCTCTGGTTTTTCAGTATCGTAAGTAAACTTACGGTCACAGTTACGAATGTTCATGCGTGCGATGTTGTTGAATTGGTTTCGTCCTTGCTGATAAACGTCAATAATTGCTTGATCCAGTTTTTCTTGTTCTTCTTTTTGTCGTCTTGCTTTCTGCTCGCTATTTGCAATCAATAGCAAAATAACAAATAAGCAAGTCACGGTTAATACAACCATTAATAATTGTTCTGCGATGCTTGGTTCTGTCATTCTCTACACCTCTAATAATTTCTCAAGGTCAGCGACACGCTGATAAAGTATTCTGTTTTCTTCTCGTGTTTCAATCAATTCACGGTTTAAGTCTAATGCGACTAATCGCCAATCTTGATTGATTTCAATTTTTGTTGTTTTGAAAAACCATTTTGTAAGTTTGTCTAGTAATTTCATACTAAAGCTCCTAACTGTTTTTCTTTTTTCAAGTTTTCCAACATTTCTGATAATGTTTCTTTTTTAGATCGATAACGATTTCTGCTTTTCCATTTAACAAACAATCGGAAACCTTCATAATTGATAAACACTAACTTGTGTGTTGGATTGTCAATGAACTGTTTAAAGTCTGGATGATCGCGCATTTCAGAAGCCCAAATTTTAGCAGTTCCAACTGTCAGACCTTCCCACATCTGACAAAGATGTGTATAATCTCCATGAGTTGCTTTTTCGTTAATTCCTACTGGTTTGTAAGTAATTTCCGCCTTAGGCATAGATTTATTTTCCTTTCTGTGATATAATTCAGTTAGTTATTTTAGTAAGCGCCTGACTTTGTTAGGTGCTTTTTTGTTTTACCTTAGTTCATCTGTGCTGATTTCTAATGCGTCAGCGATTTTGCATATATTTGGCCAAGAAAGATATTTTACCTTTCCTGTCTTTAGGTCAGAAAAGAAACTACGATTAACTCCAGCCATTTTAGATAACTGACTCCCGTTTAAATTTCTTTCCTGCATGATTTTATTTAATTGTTCCCACATTTTTTACCTCTAAACACAATATGTTATAAAACACTCACTCACATTCACAATGTGTTGTGGTTCTCTGTTTGTTATGTTATAATAACTTTTGACTAGGACCTCTCACCGTTTTAGTCAAAATTTCAATAGAAAGGAGGAATCTTATGGTTTTAATCAATCAGATGTTACCAGATGAAGTATGTTTTTTATCCCACCGTTTTTCAAGCTCAGAATTCAAAAGAATAGAACCAAATTCAAAAGCTCTTTTGAAATATGCAACTTCAACAGATAACGAGACATTTATAGACTTGGTTATAGTTTATGAAGATGGCCTAGTTATTATGCATAAAAGTGAGACGTTTGAAATATGGGCCAATAAAAAACCTAACTTCAACACTATTGATGGGGAAGTTATTGTGACTTTTGAATAAAGAATTTCCCGGATTCTAGATCAAAAAGGATTTCCCCATTTTTTGAGATAAGGACTTGTTTTTTAACAGGTTCTTTTTTTAATTTCATATTTTCTCCTTCCCCTTTCTGCAAAGTCCTAAATTAGAAATTTTTAAATTTCTCTCTTTTATTTATTTAGAGAAGTAGGACTTGTTGTTAGTTAATATTTATTGTTATTTAATACTTGTTGTTAGTTAATATTTATTAGTGCCTTATTTTACTTATTTGTAAAATACAGATTTGTAAAATACAGATTTGTAAAAGTCGGAAATGTAAATATCAAACTGTGGATAACTTTTGCAAAGCATCCTCCAATCTCTGCAACATAATCTCAAATTGAAAATCGGTAATTTTGATATCTGAGAAAAATCTGAAAGTCTGAACTCCTCGACCTCTACCGAGGCTTTTTTTGACAACTCGCATATAACCAGCATCCTCTAGTTTTTTTAGATGACGGTCTATCATGTCACGACTAACATTTAATCGTTTAGCTATTTCCTCTGGATAGACAAGCCAGTTTTCTTTATTGCTGAGAATAACCATCAATATCCCAATCGTGGCAGGTTCAAGTTCTGGATCTCTCAGAAAATCATTTTTAACTGCTGTATAATCATCAATTGCATTTCTGAAAGATTAGTTGAACATTCAAGTTTTTAAAATCTGTCATGATTTCTCCTTTCTAAATCTAAATCAATCCATCCTGTCTTTAATAAAGCAAAATAGATTTATTAAAGCACAAACTACATTTACGATTGTTACTATAACTAGTCCTAGTTCGTTCATGTTTGCTCCTTTCTATGTTCATGTTTCATGAACTTTATATTTAAAAAAATAAGCTGGAATATCTTTTGGATTAACTTCTAAAATTTCAACTGCTTTTGAAATTTCGTTATCTTTCCAAGATACCTTGTTATTCAACTTCAACGAGATACTGCGTTCAGATACGCCCATAGCGTTAGCAAATTCTGCTTGCGTTCCGAATTTTTCAGTAATTCGTCCTAACAATTTTGAATAATCGTTACTCATATATTCTCCTTTCTATGTTCATGTTTCATGAACTTTTTATGTATTAAGTATATCATGCTCTGTGAACTTTGTCAACAACTTTTTTCATTTTTGTTGAACTTTTTTATTTTTATTTTTCGTTTTATGTGTTATAATATAGTAGAGATAAGGAGATGAACGCAATGAGAAAATATGAAACATCTGATAGGCTAAATCAGTTAATGGCCGAAAGAAACTGGAAGCAAGTAGATATAATCAACAATTCAAAGAAGTTTCAAGAAAAGTTGGGAGTACAACTTGGAAAAAGTGCTTTATCTCAATATGTGAATGGTGTTCAAGCACCAGACCAAAAGAAACTATCTTTACTAGCTTTGACTTTTGATGTATCTGAAGCATGGCTTATGGGTTATGACGTTCCAAGAGAACGTGAAAGTGTAGTTGAGAAAGAATATACCACTTCAGACCTACGCAAAATGGCAGAAAACGCAAAAACATTCGACGGCAAACCGTTAAATGAAGATGATATTGAAGCCATTCAAAACATTATAGAAATCTATCTAAATAAAAAATGAGCATCAACGAAATTTGCAAAAAATACGGTGTCAAGATTGAATATTTTGATAACGATTTGTGGAACAGAAATGGCATCTATATTGATGAGATAAAAGTTGTATTCGTGAGCAAGGACTTAGCACCCGAAAAACAGAAACAAGTCATATTGCATGAGTTAGGACATATCAACCACACTGAAAGAGAATACCAAAATGCGCTTGTTAGGTGCGAAAACGAAGCCAATAGAAACATGATACATCATTTACTTGTAGATGCTTTAGATCAATTAGAAAATCCGTCTGATTTTAATTATCTTGACTTCATGAAATTTTATAATTTAAAAACCACGACTGATGAAGTCATGGTTATGGAAGAATATAAAGCGTTATTAAATTAAAAAAAATGTGCAACAACTGAACCACAATAAAAGCTGTTAGGAGATCGGAAG